ATACTTTCACTTGCATTTGTATTAAATGTTTTTGTTTGTCCCTCTCGAGTGTTAAAACTAGGTAATACATCAGGCATTAAGTTATATTCAGTATTTTTAATTTCAATAGTATCATAGCTAGCTTTGAAAAACCATTCTCTTTGCCATGCTCCGTACTTATTAACAAAATCAATCGGTAAAGGTGTGTATTTACATTCCTCAATCGGTCTGAAATAGTAAGTTCTTAACACCGTATTTGCAGCGTTTAGAATCTCTAATTTATTACCATTAGCCCAATATGTACCATTAACCCTATGAACTGTTTTAACCCCACTTGAAGCAAAAGTAAACGTGCTATTAACCCCACTTACTAGATTTGTAAACTTTGCTTTCCAACCACTTGTAACCTCTAAAGTAATATCGCCTACTTTAGTAACATCGTATGTAGATGAATCTTCGTAGTAATAATAATAAGTACCTTCATCTAATAAATATTGACCTCTGTCATAATTATAACCTTGTACGTATTCACTATAACCATCAAAAGCGTAATAAGTAGTTGTACTTAATAAAGTAGATGTATTCTTATATCGTTTAATTTGCACGTTACAAAACGCTTTATTATCTACTGTACCACCAACTGAATTATAATTTAAAGATGGATTAATAAACTTAATATACTCACGAATTAAAGGTGAAACATTATATAACGTTTGTAAGTTCGTTGTACTTGGAATTGCTTTACTAAGTGTGTACTGTGGCGAAGTTGGTACACTTCCCGAGTTCCAGATAAACACTTCTATTTTACTACTTGTTTGTAATGCTTCATTTATTTCAATAATGAAAGGCGACCTTGCAAATATTCTGTTACTCATTTCTTTGGATTTTGTATTGTATAATTAAATAAGTCTAAAACTTCTAAACCAAACTTTTCAATTAGTTCATCAGGCAAAGTTTTAAACGCTGCTTCAAATGGTGTTGTCAAAAATAAACTTGGTTTAATACCTTTTTTAAATATGCTTCTAGCAATCATAAACTGTAAAGATTTTCTACTAATGAATTTACCATTCTTATCACGTGGTGCAATTCCTTTTCTTACTATCCATTTATCTAGTGCCATTGGTGGTGGCATTTTAGTTGTATAAGAATAAGGAGTATTGTATTTTACTTCACTACCGCTTACACCTTTATCTTGAAAGTGTCCGTACTCCTCCATTTCAATAGACATCTCAAAAGAGTTAGCAGAAACTTTTACGTTACCTTTTAGACTATCATATAATGACCTTGTGCTATTTTTTTTAAGACGTGTTAAGTTTGACCTTGCCTGACTGACAACATAGTCTGTAAATCGTTCTAACTCCTTTTGTACACCATTGCTTAACATACTGTCATATCAGGGAAAAATGAAACGTCTAATGTCATAGTACAACCAGCAATGTAATTCTCAAACCTTTCCTCAAATGGTTCAACACTTGGCGAACCCTCAACAATATAACCACTATCCACTAAACTACCATGTCTTAACTGTTGGTACAATCTATTTAAAGTAAGTAAAGCAGTATTAATTACATATTGCTTATTATCATTACTAACGAAAACATCTATTACTTCTTTCTTTGATAAGTCTACAACATCCATCGCAAGTATAGAAAGGTTACACTTAATTACATTGTCAACAAATTGGAATGAGTTAACTATAATATGTGATAAAGGAAACATCGTTGTTTTTGCCAAATCAATGTCGAATAAACTTCCCTCTGTTACCGTATTAACAAATTCATCAGCTTCTAACTGTGTACGAATTGCATCTATTATTTGTAAGTGTCCTTTCATTCCTTAAATATTTCTTGTCTTTGTTTCTTATAATTTAACCATGTTAAGCATTGATGAATGGGAAGTCGTGTAACTTCATCGAATCTTCTAACATCCCCTTGAGCGAGTTCATATATACTTGTATACCATCCCCACTGTTTTGCAAATTGAGTTGCTCCGCTAAAGTCTCCTGCTGCTTCTTGCTCATCTTCTTCATTTCCATCTCCAAAAAGGTAGGAATAGCTTTCAACAATTGTTGTCCTAAAGTCCAAAAAAAAACCTGTGCAGCAAGTACAATTGAAAGTGGAGCATATTGCATTACTTCAGCGTAGTTTAAAGCACTTTGATACGGTTCTATTTCGTACTTATCCCCTTTCTCTTTTACAATTGGTCTATACATAACTGCCATAGCCTTGTGAAGTGTATTAACGTCTTGTAAGTACTTTTCTAAATCGATATACTCTCCACTTGTAATATTTTCTAAATCGGTAATAAAACCAAACTCAACGTTCTGTATTTTGAATCTAGTTTTAAATATATTCTTTGCTTTAAATAAAGTGTTAAAATGATTTGTAAGGTTAAGTATATCCTTTTGTTTAATCTTAACTATTTCTTTTAATTCAATGCCGCAAAACCTTTCAACTAATCTTTGCCCTATATAATCTTCATCTTCACTTCCTTTCACATCGTCAACAAATTGCTGATAGTGCAATAAAGGAACTTCATTCAAACTTTCGGGAATAATTAACTCTAATTTCATAATGTTAAAACGTTTATTTTTATTATTTGTATTATCGAATATTTGGTAGACCTCCTTTGAAATCTTTTCTTGACTGATACGCTAGTGCTAAACTCATTACACTATCATCGTGCATACCTTGTGGTGCTGAATATTGTATTCCTCTAGTTCGTTCGTTATAGATATAAGTGAATGCCTCTAACTCATCTATTAAATACTGTTCATTTAATATCTTAATATTGTTTTGCTCAAATGCTAAAGCTAAATCTTCAATCATTATAGGCTTTGTTTTAGACGTTGTAACAAACGAATCTATTAAGTCATAACATTTGCCTTGTAACATCTCATAAAATACATCCCCCTGATTATTTACCTCGACATATGTTTGACATTGATACTCATTTATTACTGATGCAACCTTATTAATTATATTATTCCATTCATCATGTCGCCACCTATTGCAATAAACCATTTCATTATGTCTGTTTATAATAGTTAAAACAGTATAATCATCTGCTCTACCAATATCTAAACCACCATACAACTCATCTTGTTCTGCTTTGTATTCAATTACATTATCTCGAACGTTTCTGAATAGACCGCTATTATTATCAATAAATTCAGCAAGGTATTCTTGACGAAATATATGGTCGGGTAAACTTCTTCTTCTTTCATCTAAATCATTTGAATCAATCATTGGATTATCATAACTAGTAAAGTGAAAGTACTTCCATCTTTCATCGTAGTTATGTTGTAAAGAATATTTATAAAAGTGGTTTTTACCTTTTGGAGTTGAAATAAATAAAACTTTTTTACCCTTAACAAGTACAGTTGCACTTAATACTTCATCCCATAACTCTGGTCTACTAAATGCAATCTCATCCATTATAAGGTAATCAAATGTATTACCCCTTATGTTATCTGGTCGCTCTCCTGAAAAGAATGAAATCGTACTACCAAAACCTTTAATAGTTAACTCGGTTTTATTAAACTCAAAAAGACCACTTCTTGTTGTAGCCTTTTCAAATTCATCAAATACTTTCTTGCCTTGTTTGTATATAGGCGTAACCCATGCAATATGGCAACCTCTATTATTAATAGCCCAATCTAACATTGAGTTAATTCCTAACATAGTTTTACCGAACTGCCTACCAATGTTTAATACATAGTATTTATGATTATCAAATCTAATACTATCATGTATCTTCTTTTGATACTCATGGGGTGTATATCCTTTAATCGTTGCCAAACTCGAATTTGTCTACTGTTTTGTTTTCGTTTTGTGTCTTTTCAGCAAGACCATTTAAACGTTGGGTTATACTTGCATTATATTGACCAACCATTCCACCCTCGATTTGGTCGTTACGTATTTCTTTCTTTATACGTGAACAGATAGCAACATATTCTGTATATCTTTCATCTCTATTCTCGAAGTATTGGTCTATACAACCGATTTCATTATAACAGTAAACATAAAACCCTTCAAAAGTTAAAGGTACTCTTAAAGGTACTGGAACAATTTTACCCGTTTTATCTAACTGATAATTGTAACGTGGATTTTCATGTACTTTGCTCTTATACTTTTCAAAGAGGTGATACATTATTCCGGGTGTTTCTATGTATTTTTTCTTTGCCATTGTTAATTTACTATCTGTGATTCTTCTATATCTTTTACTATTGCTTTCATAAAGTCATCTTTAGAAAGTATTACTACTTCATTTCTATCGCTTTTAATACTAAATACTTTGAATCCTTTATATGTTTCTTTATCGTAGCATATTTGACCATACCATAACAGATAAAATTCTTTATTTCTTTGGTCTTGTGGTATCTTTTTAATTAGCTTCTTGAATACTCTATCTACTTCTATTGACATATTACTTTATATCTATATTGGTTAACGTTTCCACTATATACCCATTCACCAGTTTGTTTACTGCATAGGTCTGGTTGAGTTGTTGTGTTGTATTCAAATACCCAACTTAATTGTAATGAATTTGGGGGGAAATCTTTTACCTCATGCCTTTCGTAACAGTTGCACGTTGTAGGTGCGCTTTGTTTAATCTCATCTTTTTTGCAACTTAATGCAATTAGTGAAATAAGTATTAATAGTTTAGTTTTCATATTCGTTATATACTTTTTGTAAGTTGTTAATGTATTCTCTCCAACATGAACCGCATTGTGTAGGCTCTTCGTTTGTTCCAAATACTCTATTGTATATTGTTAATAGTTCTATTTGTTCACTTGGTTTAATTGCTTCTCTATGTGTTATTTTAAAGAAGTTTGTTAAATAGTTATATTCGTCTTCTACTAGACAACTTAATTTTTTGTAAGGGAATAGTTTATTTAGTTTCTCTTTACGTTCGTCGCATTTACAGTCATCTCCAGCAATAAATTTTACTAATGCTTTTATTCCAGTTGCAGTAGTTATTTTTTCAATAGTATCGCCTAAACCTTTTGACGCTTCTATTTGTTCTTTTGTTCTTCTTACTCTTTTCATTTTGCTTATATTAGTTCGTAATCTTTATTTAAATAATTTTCGTAGCTTTCGCCTACATTCTCTCTCAACTTCTGTTTACATCTCTTTAACGTTGTAAATATAGTCATGTAATGAATGTTTGACTTATCAGCAATTTTTCGTATGCTTAATTTTCTCTCGGTGTAAATATCAAAAGTTAATTTGTCGAATGGATGCCAGTTTAATGTTTCTTCAATTATCTTTTGTTTAATATTCTCGTAGGCTTCCTGTTCATCTAGTGTACTTTCTTCATCTGTTAAAAATCTACACTCATCTATCGGTAACTTCTTTTTGATTAAAACCTTTTTGTACCTATCAAAGTCGCCATGTAATGTTCTTAATATCATATAGACATATGAACGGTTAACTTTCCCATTGTTAACGCATTTATCTATATGGTTACATCTAATTACTTTCATATACATTTCTTGCACTATATCTTCGCTGAATGTATGCTCTCCGAACTTTTCAACTATTGCAACCCATTGTTTATGTTGAGCAGCAAGTATGTTAATTTTATTTACCAAAATAATTGAATAAATTGTTCGAACATCATTGCCTTATTTGCCCCTTTAATGTACATACCATACATTAAACGTCTTATTTTCTTTGGTAGTTGCTTACTTATTTTCATTTCTTTGTTTTAAAATCTTTGTAGAACTTCAAAATGTGCAAATACATTTGTTGCATTTCTTCACTCTCATCGTACCAAAGAATGCAAGTCTTGTGGACATCCTGAAGTGTTCCGTAGTCTGTTATTATCCAATGTCTTAACGGTAATTGTAATATTTGTTTAAGAAGTTCTCTATTCTCAATGAAGCAAATATAATAATCTTTTTTAATTTAATAAGATTTTTGCATTATTTTAAATAAGTCTGCACTACCTAAACAATAAGACTTTTTTGAAAGTTTAATTAAATCCTCTTTTGCTTTTTCGGTTAGTTTATATTTCAATACTAATTCATCAATAAATTCAAGTATTGATTTAGCGTTTATTTCTTTAACTTTTTTCATGTTCTTTGTTTTTTTCTTCAATGTATATGTCTAACATCTGTTCAATACTTGCACCTAAATACTTTTCTCCGTTTTCTCTAAACCACATAAAGAAGTTTTTTAATGTTTCAAATTCACTCATGTTCTTTTATCTTTTGTTTATACTTCTCTATTAATTCTTTTAGTTCGTTTACCGTAAATTTTCTTGTTAGTTGTGAATCTACAGTTAATTTTTCAAATGCTTCGTAACCTATTCGTCTAATTAAGTTTTCTCTAAATGGAATTAGATTACCACTCAAAAAAGTGTTACAATGTTCACAACCTGAAAAAACATTATTCTCATCAAATCGAACGTTATAATGTCCACCAGCTGAATAGTAATGCGAAGCATTTACTTTCTTCATGTTGTTTGAATTACAAGCTATACAAGGCTTACCATTATCTCTTAAACGAATATATTTATTGAATACTTGTTGTGCTAGTTTTAAATAGTCTTGAACGGTTAATAAATCTTCTTTAACTTTATTTTTCTTTTCGTTCCATGCTTTTAACTTTGTTTGTTCTGCAAAGTGTTTTATACATTCATCGTTTACCATGCAGTATTTTTGTAGCATATACTTTGGTATAAACTTTTCTCGACAATTCTTACACCTCATCTATTCTAAAGTTTTCGTTTACTATCTCTATTCCAAAGTCAACACATAACACTTCAGTTTCACAAATCAATGCTTCCATTTCTTCGTGCGTGTATAACTTACAACTTATTTCTACATCTAAATCGGCGTTGCTTTTTAAAATAGAATCTAGTTCATCTATTCCGTTATGATATCCAATACTTACCCACTCGCTAAATAGTTTATGAAGTAGTGTTTTATATTTTATTATTTGTTTTGGTGTACTCATCTTATTTGCTTATTGTGGCTCTTACTTCTTCTCCTAATTGTTTTCTTAATTTATATTTATAACCTCTTAAAGTTTCGTTTTCCTCCTGTAAACGCTGACGACATCTTCTTATCGTTTCTGGACTTGTTAACTCTCCATTTATTAACATATCTAAAAAGTCTTTTTTATCTTCTATATTACATGAATCTTCAGACCATATAATTGATATTAATAACCTATCACAATCTCTAGCATCTTTGTTTACTTCTAAAATACTTTTTACTCTTTGTTTTACTTCGTTGTTTATCATTTCTCTATTTGTTTTAATTCATCAATAGTACTAATTATTTTGTAAGGTTGAGCAACTATAAAACCACAAAAACTTTTTTCTAATCTTATCCAACCTTTAATGAAGTAAATATTGTCTGCTATTACTTCTTTATAAAATCCGTTTTCTATTAAATATTTTTCTGTTAACATATCTTTGTTTTTTAAAATGGTGCATCAAAATCTTCATTTGGTTTTATTGAATCAAATACTTCAAATTCATCTATTTGTTTTGATTTATTTTTAATCAATGATTGATTAGAATTTAAACAACCATCAACATAAAATCTTCTATTGTCGTTATTCCAATTAAACTTTGTCATGCTTGTAATATTACCTTGAAAATCGTATTTAGTTTTTAAGTTTATTACCATTGTATATCCAGGTTCAATATCGTTTCCAAATTCTCTATAAACACATAAACCGTTATGTGTTTGATTTCTAAAATCAGATGAACCACTTACACTATACAAATCAGGTATATCATATTTGCTGCTCTTTTCATTTTTCTTCATCTTTGTAGGGTGTGCAACTAAAAAAACATGAACATTATATTGTATACAAAAAGAAGTTAATCTAGTTAATATTTGGTCTATTCCATCTTTTCCTTGAAATCCTTTAGGCATTAATACTTTATTCCAGGCATCAATTATAAACATATTAATCCCAAAAGTAAACATCTGCTCTTTAAACTTTTCCAGTAACCAATCCCAATCTGGGGTTATTGTTTCTTCTGATGTTGTAAAATATAATTTTTCTTTGCTCCATTCGGTGTATTCAAATAGTTCATTTTCTGACATCTTATTTTTTCCAAAGAATGGTTTGCCAATTGATAAAGAAGCATACTTTGAATTGTATAAGCCTAAAGGATTATGTTCTGGACTAAATATAGATAGCTTATAATCGTAATCATTAGCAATATTTAAAGCGTACCAATCTACAAAACTACTTTTTCCATGCGAAGGAATACCTGTTACAACTGTTAACTGTCCCATCATTATACTAAAGTCTTTTTCAAAACCTCTAAACATTTCATTCTTTGGAAATATTGTTTTTGGCATTCCCTCGTTATAAAGTCTTAAAGTTTCATCTAATAAGTCTAAAGTATTAAAAGTTCCACCTATTGGAAATCGTTTTTTATTGTTTACAGAATTTTTGATTTGTGACGTTTTTAAATCATCGTTAGCATCTTTACCTATCCATTCAATAAAAGCGCATCTAAAACGACCTAAACGGTGTGAAATCTTGTTTCTAACGTCAATACCTTTCTCATCATTATCTACTGCAATAATAAAATGCTCAATTTCTTTTAAATACTTTTCGGAGTTAATCCAATAATCATCATTATCATTTGCACCATTAGGAAGTGAAATTACATTTTTATAACCAGCTTCATACATTGCTAAAACATCAAACTCTCCCTCAACAATAAAAACTTCTTTTTGACCTATTACGGAATTAATATTATAAAATATTGGTTTACCTCCTGTATGTTGTGTAAATTTCTTATCTGATGAACGGTATTTTTTATTAACTAAAGTTTCTCCCTCGAAATAATTAAATGTAATTGCATTTTGTTTCTTCTGTAATTGTGGAAAATATACTTCTTCTTCTGATATTCCAAAATGATTTAAAGTTGTTTGACTAATCATCCTTTGACTCCAGCACCATTTAACCAATTTATCAGATAATTTTGTGTAATTTTTCCATTCTTGACTTGGATAAGTGTATTTAGTTTGGATTTTATCTAAATTGCTTTCTCTAAAAGTTAATGCTTCACAATAAAAACATTTTCCAATACCTGAATTATGGTCTATTTTTAATGATTTATCACGCTTATCTGTTCTAATGTCGTCACATTTAGGACATCTTATTGATTCTTTACCACTTAATTTTTTTAAGTCTAAAGTATTCCATTCTATAAAGTTACTCATACTGATATTTTATAATGATTTTTAATTGATTCTTCTTTTGTCTTATAATCTTTCTTTAACCAATTTAAAGATGTCAAATATAAAGAAGAATATTTATTATTTGTTTTATAGTTTTCTATATTATTTAAAACCGTTTCTATATCTTCTTTTAAATAAACCTCATTTAGTTTTTTAAATTCATCTATGGTTAATTTTAAATGTTTAAACGCTCTATATATTTCTTCTTTTTCTTCTTTACTTTCTTCTTCTTCTTCTATTGGTTTCGTCTGCGTTTCATTTGCGTTTCGTCTGCGTTTCGTCTGCGTAACAACTTCGTTTTCTTTTGATTGGTAACTATCATAATTACAGATAATTAACCGTGTCGTAACCGTTTCGTTTTTCAATTGAATCATATCATCACTTTTTAATAACTCAAAAAATCGTTTTACTGATGATTTATCCCAACTCCAACGTTTACCCCAACTTTCTAATGATAATGCACTTTCGCCTCTTTTAACTTCAATTACCTTTCCTTTAATAATAGTTTTACAAGGTAAATAATTAACTGTTAATAGTATATCATTCCACGCTTCAAACTTTGAAAATTTACGTTTTTCTGTATATAACCAATGTTCAGTTATTGAGCGATGTAATTTTATCCAACCACTCATAACTACTTAATTTCTTTTTGAATACAATGTAAAGCACCTATTAAATGGAATAAGTCTTTTTTATCTAAAAATACACTTAAAGGATTATCTCCGACTTCTTCAATAGAAATCACTACTCTTTCATCTCTTAACTCAACTTCAAGATTGCATAAGTCAATCTCTTTACATTCAAATTTGTAAATCATATAAAATAAAATTAAAAAAGCCAAGCTAATAGGTGCGTGAGATAACCTATTAAGCCTGACTTATTTGTTGTTGTTATAAAATTTCTTTGGAAGTTCTCACGCTTCGTGTACAAATATAGTAATATTATTTAGAATAAAGTTAATATACTATTTTTTTCTGCTATACAATCTGAATGATTCTTAGCGTTAATTTTAAAGTAAGATTCTTTTAACTCAATAGATATGCTTTTACGATTCATTTTTAAGGCACAAAAACCCTCGCTACCAATACCACCAAAAGGACTTAATACAGTTTCGCCTTCATTTGAATATAAATGTAATATTCTTTCAATTGTATCTAATTGTAAAGGGCAAATGTGTTTTTCGTCATTTCCATCACGTCCTGAACGATATTGTAAAGTTCTTGAATAATCAATATCATACCAAACTGGAGAAGCGTATTTTTGCCATAAATCAACTGGTAAATAATCAATTTTACTTTGGTCTATATCTTGGTGAGTAATTGGCACTAAATTTTCTCCATCATTTCTAAAAAATAGAATATAGTCAGGAATACCTACCCTAGTCATTGAACTATCTTTTTTAATAGTTTTATGCAATAATCCTAGTGCCTTTGTTCGTTGCATTTCAGTAACTGGATTCTTCCAAATTGTGGCACGTGAATGATAAATGAATCCTTGTTCTTGAAACCATTGGGTAATCATTCCGCTAAAATCACGTAATCCAATATATCCCTCTTTACCTTTTTGAATTGGTAAATCCATACAATGAATAGCACAAATACGCCCGTCCTTAAGAACTCTTTTTAATTCAGGTATTAAATATTTAAAATGTTGCTCAAATTGTTTATAATCTGAAACATTTCCCATATCCTCTTCTTTATCTGAATAAACATACAATTCAGCAAATGGAGGTGAAAAAACAACTATATCAGCTTTATTGTCTTCAATCTTTTTAATTTCTGCAACACAATCACCATTTAATAAATGATAGTTTTCTGTTATAACTTCTTTATTGTTTATCATAACTTTACTTTTATTTGCTTTATAATCATTTTCTGCTGAATATTTAGCCATTTCTTTAATCATTTCAAAATGCCTTTGTTGTTTTTCTATAATAGTCGCACGTACATTTATTTGTGATTCAGGAATTAAAATATGAACGGTTACTTTGTTTTTTTGTCCAAATCTATAACAACGTCTAACCGCTTGATAAAATGCTTCAAATTTGAAATCGTATGACATAAAAATCATTTGATTACAGTTTTGATAGTTCATACCAAAAGAAGCAATTGAAGTCTTTGTAATTAATGTTTTAAATTCATTATTTGCAAATCCATTTAAATATTTTGCTTTATATTCAGGTTTATCAGAACCTTGTACATTTATAGAATTATCTAATTTCTTAACAATTAAATCTGTTTCTGAGTTTTTTAAACCCCAAATTAACCATTGATTATCATTTTGATTAACTAATTCAATTGTTTTTTTAATTCTTAAATCAAATGATCTATTTAAATCTTTATGTAAATCAGTAGCACTTACTGCAACATCACCAAATAAAGTATTTGTATTGTTTTCAACGGGTATAATATGCTCTATAAATTCAATTTCAGGCAAATCATACCCATCATTATTAAATCCTAAAGTTTTCGGATTATCACAAGCCATCGACCATGTAGATACATATTTCCAAAATGGGTCTTTTGCATGTTTTCGCAATCTCCATTTACTTGTTTCACCGCCATCATGAACAAAATACATTGCTAACATTTCAAGGTATGACATTGCTCCTAAAAACTGTGAATGATTACCTAACTCCATATGGTCATTTGGTGAAGGTGTAGCAGTACAAGCTAACTTATATGGTGTTACTTTAAAGCTATCAATAATTAATTGGCTTGTTTTACCTGAATTATTTTTAAGTATTGAACTTTCATCTAATACTACTCCGATATATTTTGAAGTATCAATATTAGATAACTGGTCATAATTCATAACATCAATATTTAAGTTATTTATTCCAAACTTTGAAAACTCTTTTTTAGTTTGTTCAACAACTGCAAGCGATGTTAAAACTAATACATTTCCTTTTGTTTGTTTGACAACTTGTGATGCCCATTCTAGTTGCATTAATGTTTTACCTAAACCACAATCAAAAAATAACGCAAATGTACCTTTGCTTAAAGCAGTTTTAACTGCATACTTTTGAAAATCAAATAGGTTTTTATTTAGTTCATTTTCATCAATATCAAATCCACTTGATATGAATGTTTTTTTCTTAGTTTCTAAAAATTCCTTGTATTGCATATTTCTATTTTTTTTGTAAATGTAACTAAATAAAATTAATTACAAACTATTTTCGTTAAATTCTTTTAAATATAAATCAATTAAAAATTTTGTTTTTTCTAAATCTTCTTTAAAGTTTCCTTTTTTTCTACATCTTATCACTCGCTTAATTATATCAAATTCATATGAATTAAGCTGTTTTTCTTCGCTAAAATTATAAAGTGAACCTTTACTATTATCGTAGTGTTTAGGTGTTGTTATTTCGCTTGTTTCTTCGATTAAATTATATTGATTAACGTCAAAGCTGACACCATAATAACCGATAGGGTAAATTACTTCGTTGCTTTCAATTACTGTACCCGTAAATTTGTCTTTATTAAGTCTAGTTACTTTTACTTTAAACTTTAACTCTTTATGTATTCCAATCATAATTCAAAAAATTGTCTTAATTTTATTTTTACGTTATTTTGTTGTTCAATGCTTTCAATTTCTGCATTATCAATTAATCTGCTATCTGCTTTAATTAGCTTTTTAATTACCGTTTTAATGTTATTTGCCAAATGTTTATCTATTATATCATCTCGCATTTGTTCATCATTTAAAACATCTTCTAAAAAATCAGCTAATACTGGCATCATAATACAAGAAGCGAATAATTTTTTATGGTTTGTTTCAATCATTTTCTTCGTTATTTACGTACCAATCACAACATTTTTTACTTACTGCAAATGCTTTAAAATCCTTTCTAAAGTATCTTTGCTTTCTTATCATAGCTCTTGACCAGTCTTTAATTATTATTCTTTTTCTCATTTTTATTTAAATATTTAAAATAACGCTCTTCTTTTTCTAAATCCTCAATCACTTCTTTAATATTAACTTTTGGATTAATAAAGCTATTTTTATTTATTTTTAAATAATCATCCGTTAACTGCCTTGTTTCTTTGCGGATGTTTACAGTTTGAACCACCATAAAAGCAATAATCACTATTAATGCAAATAATGTGAAACCTAATAAATATAATTTAATCATTTTACTTGTTTTAAAAATTCTTTTACTCTGTTTAAATTCTCTTGTTTAAAGTCGATATGTCGATTCAACCATAAATTTAATGAAGTATTGCACATATTAAATTCATTTATTAGCATATTTGATATGATTCTACGACCTTTCTCTCCTTTAGCTACATATTGACTTTCTAATAAATAAATACTTTCTCTAATCGCTTTATTTTCAATTCTTGTTTCTTCGCTTATTCCACCCGTTTTACTCATTACTTACCGTATTTTATTTTGTTGTTTAAATTATGAATGTAGTTAATCCAATCGTTAAATGTGTTTAGTGGATTACTTGGTACAATTGTATTTTGAATGTTTTTCTTTTTTGGATTATAAGTGTTTAAATCCCATGTTATATTCGTTTTCATCTTAAAATGCTTTAGTTGTAAATATTGCTCTTAATTCTGTATTTATTTCGTCTACTGTTTCTTTAAATACTTTGTCGTTATATTCTAAATAATTATCTACTGTTTTAACTCCGTGTAATACTGTAGCGTGGTCTTTTTTACCACATATTAAACCAATTCTTTTAAGGTTTAAATTAGTGTTATTTCGTAGATACCACATTAATAATTGTCTTTTAAAAACTACATCTCTATTTCTACATACTAAACTAATTTTATGCTTTTGGATAATTGTTTTAACTCTAAAAATATGCTCCGTTTTTTTAAGTTCAGAACCGCATATTCTCATTATACGGTACTGATATGGTAATTCAAATACTCTCATCTTGCTTCTTTTAAATCTTTTAAATCTTTTATGAACTCCTCTGTAGCTATTATTAAAGCTCTTAATTTCATTCTATTTTCTACATCTGTTATGTGTGTACAATGTAGTAAATCTGTTTCGTATATTTTAAGCCTTATTTTATATTGCTTAATTAACCAGTCTTCGTTATATCTCATGACGTGGGCTTAATTCGTTTTCTAATACTTCCTCGATTAAATGTAACTGTACATCTAACATATCTATAATATCCGTTTTTGAATCTCTAACGTATATCTCGTGAATTTCTAAACCAAAGTGGCTTTCGTAAACTAACACTTGGTAAACAACTGTCAACTCGATTCCTTTAAACTCAATGTGTCTTTTGTGTTGCATAATTTCTAATTTTTAGTGTTTCTATTTCCTTTTGTTGAAACAAAGATATGTAATTATATTTAATTAATTACATGAAATAGTAAATTATTTTTAATTATTTTGCATAAAAAAACCTAACTCATTACAAGCTAGGTTATTAAAGATTAAATTATTTTTACTAAAATGGTACATCCGAACTTGTTTCTTGTGTTTTAACCACGTTTTCAACTTCCTTATCAGCTACGTTGATGTTTCCATCTGTGAAAACTACTCTACCGTTTGCAATATACTGTTTTTGAACTTTGCTTTCACGTTCTTCTTTACTTTGGCTATATGCCATTGATACGTTATTTCCGTATCGTGTATCATCATTCACAAAGATTTGAGTATTTAAATACTTTCCATCTACTAATTTAGACTCATCAATCTTTGACAAATCAATACTTAAATTTAAAATTGCTGACATACTTATTATTTATTATTTATTTTTAACTGATAAACTACTTTTGCTAAACGTTACTATCGGAGTTTGTAACACCTCTCCCGTTTGTTCATTAAGTGAACTAATACCATTTTTATTATTCTCGTAAACTGATTTATATTTAGCTTCAATTTGAACTATGTTTTCTTTTGCGACTTTCCACTCGTCAATATTTTTAAAGTCGAATTGTTTACGACCCTCAACACGTGTGAATTGATAAGAGCCTATTTTAAACGTTTTATCGTACTTTTCTGATTCGTTGTAGGCTAATTCATCAATCTGTTTTTTAGCTTCGTTAAAACACTTCTCTAACTCTCTAAAGACTGCAAACGCTTCTAATGAGTTTGTGAATCCTAAATCTACGTTTCTAATCACTAAATTAATTTGATTCTGTATAACGTTGATTGAATTCGTTGTTAACGTAACACCATCGTAGTTTTTTTCCATATACTGTTGTTCTTCTCTATTTTGCATAATTCTAATTTTTTGTAAATATATTAATTTTTGTTGTATTTGCGTAATTAGTTACGCCTATCAGCTAGTTATGCACAAGCTAAAGAAAGGCATTCTACCAACCTTGAATTATCCTGTTTAATAATCCAATGGTTATTATGGTATTTGTATTCCGAAGCCTCATAAAGTGCAATTGTGTAACCGTGCTTTTCAAGTTCCTCAATGTCTTTTTGAGTAAACCAGTTAAATAATTCATCAAGTGTCTCGGTAGCAGAAAGCCAACCAACTATATTTGGGTCGTAAGGCATTGGCAACTTATTATTAGTGCAAAAATTAAACTTGTCGTGAATAAATCCCGTAAAGTTTCCTTTAAAATCATACCATAAACCTTGTTGCGTTTCGTGGTTTGCTACTCTGTAAAATAATTTTGTTTCCATATTTTTGTAAGTTTTTGATTAATAATAGCCTGTGCATAACCGCACCTATAAGCAAGTTTGCGGACAGGTTTGTAATAACTTGAAATGTGGTGCAACGCAAACCTGCTCATAGCTGCAACACGTTACAGGGCATTTTGCCGACCCTCTAAATGTTCAATGTACATATCAAGAACACTTTTTGGAATAGCGTAACTTTCAAGGTAT